TTATTAACTGCTTGTTGGATTCCTAAAACATGAAGGCAGGTTATGAATGGAGAACTTATTACATGATGCATGGGTACTTTTTGTTGGTATTGGTTCATGGATGGTTAATAAGTTAACCGCTAAATTAGATGGATTAGAAAAAGGAAAAGCTGATGCTGGGCAGATAAATGATGCTATTAAAGGCATTAGCGGCAAAATGCATGAAATAGAGAAGAAAATTGATAGTTTAGGTCTAACAGCTATTGAAAGGTCTGAATTTAAGTCAGATATAACATCTTTGCATTTACGAATTAATGACATGGAAAAACGAAAGTCTGATAAAATACAGAAGGTAGATGTGAAGATGCGAACAGAAAACGGAGAGCATTAGTGGATAAATTAAATGAAATGTTAATTGGTGCTTTAGCCGTTGTAGGTGGATTTATTACTAAACGAGTTTTTAACAACCATGATGCTTTAAGTGATCGGGTTGCTGATATAGAGAAAAACCTTCTTACTAAAGAAGATATCAGTCATTTAGAACGTAATGTAGAAATGATTGTTTCTCATCTCATTAAAAAAGGAGATACACCATGATTGAAGCCATTATTGGTTTTATCGACAAAGCAATGCCAGGACAAAAAACTTATGCCTTAATGCTAATTGGAATAGGCATGATGGTTTGTCAAATGTTAGGCTATCACCAGTTTCCTAATGAAGCTTGGGGTTTAGTAGGTATTGGTGGAGCAGCTACTTGGAAAATGGGACAAGATCGTAAGAAAAAATAAATTGGGGGTGATATGGATATAGCATCAATGTTTGAGGGGCAGGGTTGGTTTGAGATTGCTGGTCAGGTAGTCCTCATTTTCACTGCGATTACGGGGGCTTTACCTGACAAGTTTGTACAAAAGATTCCAGTATTAAGTACTATATGGCCTATATTCAATTGGCTAGCAGGTAACGTATTTAATAACATTAACCATCCTAAAGGAATGGCAGCAGCCAAGGATGTGGAGAAAGAGATAGATGAAGCTAAAGCTAAAGTTAGGGAGCGTAGTGGTATGCCTGACGTTCTTGACGGGATGTAGTGTAGGACTGTTAACTGAATTAGTAGCTCCAGTTACTAACTTTGGTTTAGGACTATATAATGCGGATACCTACTACTCTAAAGAATGTGCTTGGTATGAAGAAATTAAGCTTACACAGAGTACTAAGCAATGGCTTACGGATAATAAACCGCCTGAAGGTGTAGTTAAGGACTTAGCTAAAGTAGCTAGAAATAACGATATTTACCGAGAAGTATGTGATTCTCCGGAAGAAAGGAAAAAATAATGGCCTCCTATCCACCTGTATCACCCACAATTTATATCCTAGATAAACTAGGTCTAACGCCAGGTAGTAAAAAAAGAAAGAAACAAAAAGAAAAAGATCCTTATATCCCTAAAAATCCAGAAGCATGGAGTTTAGACAAACCTTCTGCTGGATGGTCAGATTTAGTCGAGAAAAAAGGTAAAGAAGCGGGATTTAAAGGCGCTACTGGATCTAAAAAGAAAAGGACTGCTAAAAAACCTTATAGAGGTAAATAATCTATGGCTAAATCAATGAAATTAGGCGGTGGTGGTCGTTTTGCTAAGTTAAAGAAGAAAGTTGGAAGTGCTGCCTTAGCTGCTCATATTGGCCGAAAAAAATATGGTAAAAAGAAATTTCAAGAATTATCTACAAAAGGGAAAAAACGGAAAGGCAATTCGCCTACCTCACGAAAAAAACTAAGCTAAAAGTAAATTAGTAGCTGCTAATTCAATATATAAAGTGTAAAATGTTCTCATGGCTAATCAATATAAAGGTGTGTTTATAGCTTGCGAACATAGTGGAACTATACGAGATAAATGCCTAGATAATGGTATTTTAGCTTTTTCGTGTGATCTCTTAGAAGGAGAAGGAACGCATACCCAATACCATCTACAAGGGGATGTGTTTGAAGTATACAATGACTTACAACAAGTTGTTGATGTTGAAATTATGATTGGGCATCCTTCATGCCAATATTTAGCTAATAGTGGCGTTTCATGGCTTACTGGCTCTAAACCACAAAAATCGCATATAAAACAAGGAGTAGATAGATATCAAGAAATGCTTAAAGCGTGTAAATTTTTTAATGATTTAAGAAATTTACCTATTAAATTTAAAGCATTAGAAAATCCCATACCACATAAATATGCAAAAGATTACATTGGTAAATATGATATGTTAACCCAGCCATATCATCATGGGCATGAAGAATCTAAAGCTACTTGTTTTTGGTTAACTAACTTACCACCTTTATTTAAAACTAAAATAGTTACACCACTAAAAGGATCTGCATTACATCGTTTACCTCCTAGTAAAGATAGGTGGAAAAAACGCAGTAAGACATATGACGGAATTAGTAATGCTATATTTGAACAGTGGATTAGACCAGTTATGAAAGGTAATTTAGGGTTGTAACTTAAATAATAACAATAGGTTAACTTATGTTAGCTAGAATATGGAGTATTATTTTGATTGTTGTCCTAACTACAATACTTTGGGTATTATCATTTTATGGACTATCTACTCTATTAGATTTACAATATGGCTTATGAATATAACCAAACTACCCGAGGACTTTTGTTCGGATCTACATCGACATGTATAAAAGTCTTAGCTATTCCTACCCGATTAAATACACCCATAGCGGCTTCTATTAGCTCATACCTCTCGGCAGATCCAGCATAGCCTAGGTCTGCCGCCCACCCATCTATATGACTAGATGTTGGCTTGGCTTTCGTATTAGCATTATGCTGCTCACATCTAATCCCGCTATTTATTCGTATAGGGCGTTTTACTAGATCCCTTATAGCTTGTACCTTTACTGCTAAAGCGTCCTTAATATCGTCTTTACCGCAGCCACATTTACATGCAAATTCTGTTCTATTGAAGTTAGCTGTTAAATCACCCATAACTTACTCCTTATATTTATGTTTAGAACGTCTTCGTTCGTAAGGTTCATCCCAAGGGACAGATCCCCTGGATTGAGATTGTTTACGTCTTTCGCTAAGTCTCAGTATATTAAGGACTTTTTTAATTATTTTACTTAGATGCATTTCCAAGCTCACCCTGGTATCGCTTTTCCAAGCTTTTTAGTTCTTTTAATCGTTTCTCATAAGAAGCTATTTGTCGTTTAATTGAAGCTAATTTAGGCTTAAGTCTCTTAAGTACTCTACATTTTTTACAAGTTACTGGTAACCAATGATGGGAAATAATAGCATCTTTATAATCAGTAGCACCGCATAGTGCTTCTTTGGTCCTATTTTTCCACTTGTGTATCACCATAAGATGAATCCACTCTTGTATATTTATAATTACTACGTAAATTTAATTGTCCAGTTTCTCGATTGAATCTAACCCAATGAATTTCAGATAATTGATTAGGATATATAGTCTCTATATATTCTAATTCACCATGTTCATTAGGTTTATAGATTTTAACTGGGTAAATAATCATTAGACGTAAGGATCTCCGTTGTTAAGCTTTGCTTTAAATTTTTTTGAAGCTCTAAATACCGGAACTTTACGAGCAGAGATTATAGCATCTTCACCAGTTTTAGGGTTACGCCCCATACGTTCTTTTTTATCAAGAGTATGAAAAGATCCAAATCCCCTAAAAGTTACTGTACCATCTTCAATAAGACCTTTTTTAAGTTCACTAATTACTGTTTCAACAATGCATTTAGCTTTTCTAACTGGAATATCAAGTACTTCTGCAACTTCATCTATTATAACGTTTTTCATTTTTACTCTCCTTATGATTAATGATTATCGTACCGTACCGTACTACCCCCCTGTAAAGGGGGTAGTACGGTACGGTACTACTTGCATACTATATATCCTAATGGTAAGCTATTCAATACTATGACGGCTGGTTCTTTTAATTTTACCGATGAAGAATTTTTAAGAGTTATTAACTCTTTGTGTCGAATTGATTTAGATGAAGATGAATTTACTCCATTAACATCAATTAATGATACATTAAATATGAACGAACTAGATAGTTTAAGCATGACCGTATTTTTTATTTGGATTGTACATTTATTTGGTATCCCTGAACCAATTTTACAAGAATTTGTACGTAAAAAAGACTTCACTATTAAAAATATTAAACAATTTGTAATAAAAGAGTCAACAAAAACATATTCTTATGAAGATATTAATAAACAAATTAATAAAGGCAATTACAAAGGAAACTACTTCGGAGGAGAGACATGATATTTACTCATGTTAGTTTAGTTCAAGAAAGAGAAGCCGCTTTATTTTATCGATTTGATAGAAAGATAAATGGATATATGATTGCTGGTTTACTAGTAGGAACATCTCCAGAAGCTAAATTAGATTTTGCTAAAATTTGGACTTACTTTGTATCAGAAGTAGTACAGGCAGATGATATATATTGTTCGATTCAATTAGAAGGTCAACACACAATGTTCGATAACTATGTAAATTATCATGATACAATTAATGATTTAAAGATATATAAGGTTGATAATTTCTTAAAAAAGCAATATTCTAGTTATGAAATACAAAGAGAACGAGCTGGGAGTACTACATGAGTAATACAAATACAGATGAACAAGTCGATCAGGTTGAAACTGATGCATCTACTTTAGTTAATTGGGAAAATCCTCCTAGTCTCGCTGATCTTAAAGCTGATTATGAAGCTGCTCAAGTAGCTCATGATGTTCATGTTCAAGAAGTTGATGATTGGCTAAGAGTTTTAAATGGCGAGCAAACAATAAATACTAAGCAAGGCCGCTCTAAACTTGTACCTAAATTAGCTCGCAAACAAGCAGAATGGCGTTATGCGGCCTTATCTGAACCTTTTTTATCTACTGATGACTTATTTAATACGGCTCCTCAAACATTTGAAGATAAAGAATCAGCTATTCAAAATGGAATGTTACTAAACTATCAACTTAATTGTAGGATGGATAAAGTTACATTTATTGATGAATACGTTAGAACAGCCGTTGATGAAGGAACTGCAATAGTACGAGTTGGTTGGGAATTTGAAGAAGATACACGAAAGATTTGGGAAGATGTAACAGAACCCCAACCTATCGTTGATCCTAATACTGGCCAGCCAGCTATGCATCCTCAAACTGGTCAACCTGTAATGCAATCAGTTAAAGTAGGACAAAAACAAAAAACTAAAAAAATTACTATTAAAAATCAACCAGTACTAACAGTTTGCGATTACAACAATATAGTTTTAGATCCTACTTGTGAAGGAGATATTGAAAAAGCAAATTTTGCTGTCTTTAGTTTCGAAACATCGTTATCTGAACTTAAAAAAGATGGTAGATATACCAATTTAGATGATATTAATTTTGAAAGTGCTTCTGTATTAGCAGAACCAGATCATGCAGTTAATTCAGATGATACATCTTTTACGTTTAAAGATAAGGCACGTAAGAAAGTAATTGCCAGGGAGTATTGGGGGTTTTGGGATATTGATGACACAGGAGAAGTTAAACCTTTTGTAGCAACATGGGTAGGTAGTACTTTTATTAGAATGGAAGAAAACCCGTATCCTGATAAAAAACTCCCCTTTGTTTTAGTTCAATATCTACCTAGACGTAAAAATATTTACGGTGAACCTGATGCAGCATTAATTGAAGATAATCAAAAAATAGTTGGGGCTGTAACAAGAGGTATGATTGATATTATTGGTCGTAGTGCCAATGGTCAACAAGGAATTCGTAAAGATGCTCTAGATGTAACTAATGCTCGTAAATTTGAACGAGGAGATGATTATAAATTTAATGCGAATGTAGATCCAAAACAAGCATTTCATATGGAAGTATACCCAGAAATTCCTAGATCAGCTTTAGAAATATTAAATATGCAAAATAATGATGCTGAAGCTTTAACAGGAGTTAAAGCATTTACACAAGGTATTTCTGGACAAGCATTAGGAGTTACAGCTACAGGAATTAGATCAGCATTAGATGCTACTTCTAAACGAGAATTAGGAATTTTACGAAGATTATCTAATGGTTTAAATCAAATAGGACGTAAGATTATTTCTATGAATGCAGAATTTCTCGATGATGAAGAAATGATTAGAATTACTAATGAACAATTTGTTGCAATTAATAGAAATGATTTAGGTGGTAAGTATGATATTAAATTGAATATTTCTACTGCTGAAGCGGATGAACAAAAAGGAAGTGAATTAGCTTTTATGTTACAAACTATGGGAAATACAATGCCCCCTGAAATGAGCCAAATGATTCTTGCAGATATAGCTAAGTTACGGAAAATGCCTGATTTAGCCAAAAGAATTGAAGAATACAAACCACAACCTAATCCGTTAGCACAACAAAAAGCACAATTAGAATTAGCACTATTACAGGCGCAAGTTCAAAATGAAACTGCAAAAGGACAAGAAAATGCGGTTGATGTTGAATTGAAATCAGCTAAAACTCAAACAGAATTAGCTAAAGCACGACAAATGCATAGTGGGGCTGATTTGTCCGATCTAGATTTTGTGGAAAAAGAAACTGGGGTTAAAGAAGCTCGAGAATTAGATTTTGAAGATGCAAAACATGAAAGAGAAATGGACTCTAAAGAATTTGATAGACAAGCTAATCTTGACAATGCAGCATTGAATACGTTAAATAGACAATAACTATTTGTTTATATTAATTAATTTATAAGGAATTTTATGTCTACTGAATTAGAGCAAGTTGAAATACAAATTGAAATGGCTACAAGAATTCGTAAATTACGAGATAACGCTGTTAAATTAATGGCTAGTAAAGAATTTAAAGATGTTGTTGAAGAAGGTTATTTTAAAGAAGAAGCTGCTAGATTAGTTATGGCTAAAAGTTCTAATTTAACATCTGAGCAAAAACAATTAATTGATAATATGCAATACGGTATAGGTGCTTTCTCTAATTGGCTAGAATCTGTTATGAGAAGAGGATCTGAAATGGACCAAGCTATTGGAGAACATGAACAAACTCGTGGAGAGTTACTCCGAGAAGAGGTATCTAAATGAATCAAACTTCTTTAGAACTATCTGATCAAGAATTTCTTGATAAAGATCCGTCTGAATTTTTATCTGATGAAACTACTAAAGAACCTTCAGCCGAAGAAAAATTAGATATATCTGAACCAGTTAACGAAGAATCATCAGATCAAACTGATGAAACTGAAACAACTTCTGCAACAGATACAGCAGAGGATAGTGAAGCACAGGAGCAAACTGAAGATGAAACTACTACAAAAGAAGTAAGCCACCCTGAAGGGGATACCCTACTGGAGCGTGAACCTTTTAGAGATAGTGACACTACAGAATCTCTTGATACTAGTGATATAGACTCAACTGAAACAGATGGGGATACCCAGGAAACTACCGAGTTTGATTACAAAAGTGCTTTTGAAAAAGTAACTAGACCTTTCAAAGCCAATGGCATTGATATGCAAGTCAAGGACCCAGAAGACATTATTCGTTTAATGCAAATGGGGGCTAATTATCAAAAGAAAATGGGACAATTAAAACCCAATCTGAAGATAATTAAAATGTTAGAAAACAATGAGCTTCTTGATGAAAGCAAATTGAATAACTTAATTGACTTAGCTAAAAAAGATCCTAAAGCAATTGCTACGCTTATTAAAGAAAGTAATCTAGATCCTTTAGAAATTGACAAAGATGCGCCTACAGATTACGAACCAACTAATTATTCAATTACAGATAAAGAATATAACTTGGATCGTGCTTTAGATGAGATTAAAGAAACTGAGACATTTAATAGAACTGTAAAAATTATGACAAATGATTGGGATATGGAAAGTAGAAGTATTATTTCTGATCAGCCTGATATTATTACAATTCTTAACGCTCATGTTGCAAATGGTATTTATGATCAAGTTAATGCTCGCCTTCAACAAGAAAAAGCATTAGGTAAATTGTCAAATATACCAGATGTCGAAGCGTATAGACAAATTGCTGAATATATGAATAGTAATAAGCAATTTGCTAATCAGCCATCTAAATCTTCATCTAAATCTACCGGTGCATCAACAGTATCAAGTAATACTGATGAACAAGCTACTGAAGATCGTAATAAAAAACGAAAAGCAGTAGCACCGGTAAAGCAAACTACAACTAAAAAATCTCCTTCTAATGAAGACTTTTTAGGTCTATCTGATGAAGAATTTATGAAGAAGTATGCTGTCCGGTAATTAGATCACTATTTAATACAGGACTTTAATTATGGCTAACGAAAACATGTATAACGCACCTACTAGTACTGCTAGTGGTACTGCGTCAGATATCGGCCCTCAAGCGAGAACCGATTATTATTTTAAGAAAGCCCTGATTGCTGTAAGGGATAGACAGTACTTTATGCCTTTGGCTGATGTACGAGCTATGCCTAAGCATATGGGTAAAAAAATCAAGCAAGATGTATACGTTCCACTGCTTGACGTATTGAATACAGGTGACCAAGGGCTTGATGCTGCAGGTACAGCATTGACTGCTGGTACATGGTCTGCTTGGAATTCCTCTGGTGTTCTTCAAAATACCAACTATGCAAATAGAGCTGCTGCTCGAACTGCTGCTGGTAATACTGGTGAAGTAGCATTAAATGATCAAAACTTGTACGGTTCTTCTAAAGATACCGGAACAATTAAATCTAAAATCCCAACTCTCCGTGAAAACGGTGGTCGAGTTAACCGTGTTGGATTCACCCGTACGCAAATTGAGGGTGAATTGCTAAAACGTGGTTTCTTTACAGAGTACACTCAGGAATCAATTGACTTTGATTCTGATGCAGAATTGTTGATGCATATTACTGAGGAAGCTCTTGTTGGTGCTAATGAGTTGACTGAAGCAGAACTGCAAGCAGATCTTATTACTAATGCAACTGCTAACGGCACAGCTTATTATTGTTCAGCTACGCCTGCTGTAACAACAGGTAGTAAATTAGATGTTGATGAAGTTGTTACCTATCGAGATCTAATGAATCTTTCTATTGCTTTGGATGATAATAAAACTCCTAAGCAAACAAAGATTATTAGCGGTTCTCGTATGATTGATACGAAAACTGTAAATGGTGGGCGTGTTATGTATGTAGGTTCTGAACTGATTCCAGTTCTACGAGCTATGACAGACTTGCATAGTCAACCTGCATTTGTTTCTGTTGAAAAATACGCAGATGCTAGCAACATCATGAATGGGGAAATTGGTTCTATTGATCAATTCCGCATTATTGTTGTTCCAGAAATGCAGTTTACTGAAAACGGTGGTGCTTCTGCTGCTGATACAGCAGGTACTGGTGATAATGGTGCAGATATCTATCCAATGCTAGTTGTTGGTGATGGTGCTTTCACTACTATCGGTTTTCAAACTGATGGCAAAAGCGTTAAATTTACCATCAATCATAAGAAGCCTGGTAAAGAAATAGCTTCTTTAGATGATCCATATGGTGAAGTAGGGTTCTACTCTATCAAATGGTACTATGGTTTCATGGCGCTTCGTCCAGAACGTCTAGGAATCATTTGGACTTGTTTGGCAGCTGTATAACCAATAAAATATTCCGACCTTTCCAGACCCGCAAGGGTCTGGGAAGGGAGGGATTTTATATAAGGAATTAGACTATGTCTATTAT